TAACTTGTTGCACAACAAATGTTAAGTTGTTGTCAGCGTCTATGGTGTGGCCTTCAATAGTCAGCGTTTGGGTATCTGTTGCATCAGATGAAGACACGGAATCTACGTCGTTAGTCGTAGAATAAACTTCGTCCCCGCCTAACTGCCATACCGTCTCAAGCGCAGTGCCTATTTCACTATTTCGACCAAACTTACTAAGGCTTTTTGCTTTGCCTACGATGTCTACTGTAACGCCATCTTCTCTTTCAATCTCGTTTATCGCGGCAGATAAATTCCAAGGTAGTATCGCGGTTGGTGTGCGTGTCTGGCGTCCCATAAGTATGTCCTATAACGTGTTATGTCTTGAGTATATTAATTAACCAATAAAAAAGCCACCCGTTAAGGTGGCTAAATATTAGGCTTTGGCTTGGCGTTTTCGTTCGTTACTCTTCTCACCTTCTATCTTGCGGCATGTTACGCATGTGCCTTTTAGTATGCGAGGTGCGACATGTCCATGTTTACAGGGTTTACCAGTAAAATATATTTTTGCGCCCTTCTTTTTTGCTTCTGGTCTACTTCGTGGTAGGTCTTTGTATTCGTCTGGCACTTGTACCCGGTTGTCTTCTTTCTCTGTGTAGAACGACCAACCTGCATGGTCACCGTTAGCCAATGGGTATCCGTCTTTTATAGCCCGTAGTATGTTCGCTAACCCTGCCATACCTAGTGCTTCTCGCATAGCATTTATGCTGGGGTATTGTATCTCGTTCCCTTCTGGGTCAACCGCGTAAGCCGTAATACCCATTTTATCTATCGACGTTAAATTATGGTTGCGGCCTAACCACTGTTTGTTACCAAGTGTGCGTTGACGTATAGCCTCTTTCTCGGCGTCTGTGCGTTTATAACCCTTCGCACAAGTGTTGCCTTTCAAAGATTCAGACATCTTTTGGCGGGTTTTCTCGTTAGGTATGAATTTGCCACCTCTACCCTCAGATAAAGCCGTTTGAACTTTCTTTGACATTAACGCTTTTGTCTTCTCCGTGTGGGTTTTACCGAGCATAGGATAAAGAGCGTGCAATGCTGTATTACAACATAGCGGATTTTTTATGTGGTGGTTTATCAGTGCGGTTTCTGATTTGTGCATATCCTCATTGTTAGCGAACACTTCTAACCTAATAAAGACAAAAGCATCTGCGCCGTGCTTATCCCAACTAGCTTGTAGTTGTTTATTTTTATGTCTCTTGCCATTCAGGTCTGTCTTATGTTGTTCCCACCTACGGTATAGGTTTGTGCTACTACCTATATAAAACGTGTTGCTTACATGGTTAAGTATTTTGTATGTTGCTTTTACTCTCGGTTTCATAAAAATCCCCTATTTACTGAGAACCCTAACTATACCCTACCGGAATATTCCTGTCAAATACGCAATAAAAAAGCCACTCTAACCAGTGGCTTTTAGTAAAAACGCTTGTAAATCAAAGACTTATCAAGCCCCCGGCGAGCCCCACATCCCTAACGGGTCGCTTACACCGAACGAATATCTTTCGCGCGCTTTATAGCGAGCGTTTCCGGTGTCGAAGTCACCATCCATTTGTGTTGACATAGCAACACGCGTGAAGTGTTTCAAGCCGTTAGGAATATCAGTCTTCAAGAACCACGCGTTCGTATCGGTCAGATAATGGTTAACAGCGTAACCTTCTGGGATAGAACCGTTGGTTTTGATAGCGTTGATGTCGTTATCAGCAGTACTAGTACGTAGCTCAGTTTCAAGCAAACGAGTTGCAACAAACATTAGCTGCGGGGGAACAATCAGCTTGCGAGGCATAGCTGAGATTAACAAACCACGTTCGTCAGTCCACTGGCTGATTTGAATAACGGCGGCTTCAAGAGAAGTCTCGTTAAGGTCAGCAGCAACTGCGGGTTCGTTAGAGTTAGTTCCACCAGATACTAGTGGGTGGTCGGTAGCGAAAAGTTCTTTACCATCGCCGTACGTTACGTTCGAGTCAAAACCACTATTTAAAATAGCAGCCGCTTTAACCTGCTTGGTGTACGCCATAGCACGTGCAAGTGCTTTAGTGTAACGGGCAGATAAAGAATCATACAGGTTATCTTCCATAGCTTCTTCAGTGATAGAGAACCCCATTGCAACCGTTTCGTGGTTGTAACGAGCCGTGAATGCTTCTTGTGCGTTATCATATTCGATTGCTGCACCTTCCTGTTTAACAGGGGCCGCAGAGAAACCGGATAGTTTGACTTCTTCTTCAAAACTACGTTCAGAGCTTTCTGTGTCAAAGATTTCCGCATGTTCGTTTTCGTATTTACCATACTCCATACCGAACAGGGCGTTCAATCCCGGTAGTAGCTCTTTAAGTAGCTGGGCGCGTGAAATAGCCATTAGTTAGCTCCTTAAATGCCAGTGGTGTTGTTGAACTGGTGACCAGCGTTCCACTTAACCAATGCTTCAGTGAAGCCGCCAGAGGCGTTTTTGGTTTCCTGTACCAACTCGACAATGCGAACAGGTAAAGTTGCAGTGGTCGCACTAGTGTCAGAGATGGCTACACGAGAGTTACCAGATGCGGTATCTCCTGCGTTATCGACAAGAGCAGCGTTAGCGCCCACGTCAGTTTGTGCCAAATCACCGATAGTTGTACCAGCAGAAACAACAGCTACTTTGAATAGCACGTCAGTTGCGTCAACAACTACAGCCATAATATCACTCGCCACTGTACCCGCAGGGTAGTATTGAGAGAATAACTTCTGTTTCGTGTTAGGGTCTGTGTAAGAACAGCCCAAAAAGATGCCAATAGGCGTCATTGCTGCGTCAGCAGCGTCGCGCTCTACAGTACCAGCAGTAACCAAAGTTACTGCGTCCCCGTTAAAAATACTAGTGTTATACCCACTAGCAATAGGGTATTGACGTGTTACACCATTGTAAGGTGAACCGCTTACCAATTTAACTGGACGTAGACCGTAGGGCGCTTCAATAGTAGGAAAAGCCATTTTGCTTTACTCCAAATTATGAACCATCACCAAAAGTAACCTTCGTAGAACGTTCAGAGAACTTTTTCATACGTGGGTCGTTTTCGCGCAAGAAGTTGTTATCCACCGCTGCCATCTGATTTTTAGCTTGATTAGCGTAGAACTCGTTTCGTTCCTCGACTAGTTCATTAGGTGCTTTGCATAGAAGCAGGCCCCCAATAACAACGTTGTCTTTGAACTTCTCGTTCACGTCATAAGCCATCATCATCATTTCAGGATGGTCTTCGGCCTTTGCAGGCTCCCAACCTTCGCGCAGTTTTGAAGAAATATTAGTGGCATCGGTATTACCAAGTGTTGCTGTACGCACCCAACGGAACGTGTAACCCGGTTGTGGGTCTGGTGACGGTAACGTTTCAGGGCGTTGCCATGCACGTTTGCGCTCGTCTTTAGTTCGTGTTTGCGTTTCGCGTTTGATTCTATTCTCAGCCATTATCCTTTCCTCATTTCAATTGCAACCTGTTTGGCGTATTGCTCGGGGGTCAAGCCTAATCGCTTAGCTAGTTTGACCTGTGTTTGCGTTAATCGCACCTTTCGAGGTGCTGTGCTCCGCGTAGCGGGGGCAACCACGTTGTCATCTGGCGCTGCTGGCTTTTCCTCCACGTCGTCAAATCGGTCTGGGAACACCTTACGCACACCTTTATTGATGGATTGGTAGTATTCTTCAGACGTTGGGTCCACACCGTCGGAGACTAGTTTTTGATGGAGTCCCATCGCATATCCAGTCATCTCAACATCAGTTTGGAACCAAGGATTTTCCTTAGCCCAGTTAGCGGCTTTTTCGTCTACTGAGATTGGCGCATCAGCTTGACGTTGTTGCTGCGTAACAGGTTCTGAGGTATTCCCTTTAACTTCTACACCAGAATCGTCCTCTTGTAAAGAGGGAAGTTTAACATTCGCTAACCTATCAACACGTGTTTTAGCTTCTGTTAACTTTTCTTGTGCTTCAAGTAGTTTATCAGAATCACCGTCGTCATAGGCTTTTTTGTAGGCGTTGCGTGCCTGAGCAAGCATCTGTTCTGCGTTTGTTTTTGCTTGTTTTAGCAGAGCAGCTTGGCTCTTATTGCCTGACTGTTTAAGTTGACGGTTCTCTTCCAATAGCTTCTGGGCAAGTTGTGCAGCTTCTTGTGCTTCACGTACCGCAGATTCTTTAGCCCGACGCTCGTCGTGATACCCCTTAGTGAAGTGTTTTAAGCGGTTACGTACCTTTTCAGAGTACGACTCGAGCTCTTCTTCTGTCGGGTCCTCCGGCGGCTCAGAGGGCTTTCGTCCCCGGTCTGCTTTCGGCGTGTCATCGACAATTTCCAAATCTAGGTCGTCGTCATCTTCTTTAGCAGGTTTTTTAGCTTCCTGTTTAGGCTCTTCCTCTTCTGTTTCGAGGTGAGACTTGGGGTTTTCCAAATCAATCGTGACGGCGCTAGACTTTTCTATTTGTAACTTGTCGTCTTTTTCATCATCTGGAAACTCGAATTCTATCTTTTGCATTGGCATCGTCTTTCTCCTAAGCTGAAGTTATACCACGAGGGTCAGGGATAACGGCTTCAATAGAGTCGTCGTTCATTACACGATACTCCTTACCATCTACCTTAATTCGTGTGCCTGAGTTCATGCGGAACAACACATAATCACCCGGTTTACACCAAGCCCCGTGCGGGAATCGGTCTTTGTCCTTGTAACAATCGTCGCCCATGTCTACAACAACGCCCATAATCGACATGATGTAGTCCTTGTGCATCTCTTTGCTGGACTTGAGGATTCCAGAACCTGCATATGTTTCTTCAATTTCAGGTAACGCAATTAGTATGCGATACCCTACTGGTTTAGGTAAACGTGCTTCTATTTCCGCATCAGTCAGTGCCTTTTTCTCGTCGGATGTCACATGGCTAACACGTGATAAATCCAACGGTACTGCGCCTACACTCTGAGTTTTTCCGGTCATGTTAATCTTCCCAATCTTCGTCGTTATTGACTTGTACTTCTAGGTCTTTGAAGTGTTGTAACGCGGTAGTAAGACCTTTTAACTGCCCCGTTAAAAAACGGTAGTGCTCCATATCGTCAACCCGATTACTCGCTAAAGTATCTTTGATTGCCTTAATGTCCGCACTAACGCGTTGTTCTGCTACTTGGAATATTGACGCCATTGTTACCCTCCGATTGTTGTGCCGCCTGAGCGTCTTGTCTCGCTTCGTCACGGCGTTTGTTTAAGTTCTGCTCGATAACCCGCATTAACTCCATGTCTAACTTGTTACTGTCCTTACGTCTGGCTGCGGCAATCTCCGCTCCTGCTTTCTCTGCTTCAAGCTCGAGCTCGGCACGGTCAAGCTGTATGCCTTTTTTCTTGAACGCTGCGTCAATAGCATCCATCTCTTCCTTATGTTGTTGCTGACGTGCTTTAAGCTGCATGTCCGCTTGGTCTTTCTGCATCTTGCGTTGTTGCTCTTGTGCTTTAAGCTGTAGCTCTTGCTGTTTCATCTGCATCACAGGGTCTTGCGCTGCTTGCTGGTTAGCTTGCGCTGCTGCTTGTTGTTGCTTGGCCTGAGTATTCTGCTGACTTGCGTCTGCCATGAGTTTAGATAGTTCCACTTCGATTTCTTGTGGTAACTCCTCACCCGGAGGTGGTAGTTGTACTCCTAGTTTTTCTTCTATCTGCTTGCGGTATGCGAAGCTCATGTGTTCAGCAATGTGTGCCTGTAACGACGCCATAATTGACTGCGCTTGTGGGTTCTGACCAATCATCTGAGCGACTTGTGGGTCTTGCATGAACGACATATGCGTAGCGATGTGCGCGTCGTGGTCCTGATAGATAAATGCTTGCATAGGAGTACCTACAAGTGCATCCATATTCTCTGAAACAGGGTCTTTTGGCTTCGCATCGTCCTTCAATGGGACCAATTTATCGGCGTCTTTTACCCCTAAAACCTCTATCATTTGACGGTGTAACTGGGGTAAATCGTATATTTCAGGGGCCTGAGCGGACATTTGTAGCACTGTTTGGTACTGGACTACACGCTGTGCCATGGTGGTATTGTTAGGGTCGGACACTGGGATGACGTCAACCATCCTATAATCAGACCTAGTAGCGTAAAACTGCCCTGTATCTGGGCTAAGTTCCATTTCGTCCGGTGCTATTCTAGCGATAATACCTTTAAGTAGTTTAAATTCTTGCTTCATGGCGTAGTGCACGCGGCTTTGTACCGCTGCCATAGGCTTCAAGATACGCTCGATGATAGCCAACGTCGTTCCCACAGGCGCATTCGCACTCATATCCGAGATATTCATGTCTGAGATAGCGCCCATACGACGACCTTCCTGCGTTATCGTATTCAGAAGGTTAAATAGCGTCTGTGACGGCTCTTTATAAGGTAGTGTGTAGATATTGTCACGGATACTGCCCATTGTGACGTCTACATCCTTAAATTCGCCCGGTCCTATAGGTTTATCGTCCCCAGAAACACGCATACCACGCGTTTTGAAGCCCCCTTGGAGGTTAGACAGCGTACCAGAATCGACTAACTGTCGGATTATTGAGGTTCCCGCTTTCGCAAAGCCCCCAACTAGGTGAATTAGCCCCATTCCGTAGAACCCAAACCCCGGTACATAACAGTAATGCACGAAGTGTTGGCGTTTTAACTTCAGCGGGTCGTTTTCTCTGTAGTTTCTACGTATACCAAGTACCTTGTTGCTGCTTCTATCTATAGTAACAACGAACGGACAGGCTATACCGTCTGCACATTCAGGTAACCCGTCAATTAGCATATGCGTATGGATTTCGTACAGACAGTAGCGGTCATCATCTGTTAACTCGTAGCCGCCTTCTTCTGCCTTTTTCTCCTCTATGTCGGAGTGGTACGGCTCTGGTTCAGGTAGGTCAATGTCCAAATAAAACCCAGCGGCTTGCAGCTTAGCAATCTCGGTCTTGGTCTTCCGCATAATGTGAGTTACACGCTCACACATCTCAATAGTTGACGCACCGTAAGGCACGATAACATCTTCTGCTGGAATGTATGTAGCGACCTGTCGTCCGATAGTTGGGTCAAAATATATCTTTTTGAATGCAGACCCCGCCAGCCCGAGTGCGAACAACATGCGCTCATGCTCAGGGCGATACTCCGTCATCTCCTCCGTCATTTTAAAATTCATGTCCGTCTGGACACGCTCGGCTGCTTCAGTCTTTTCGCGTGTTTCATCACCGATTATTTTTGTTTTGACGGGCCCGGCAGCGGGAAACGTCTCTGACATTGTTTCCGCTTGGAAGCGTACTGCTGCTTCTCCAAGCACGGTGCTATGCACACCGCACGCTCCTTGCCACGGGTCGGTACGTTCCTCATACTTGAACCCTAATATGTCCAAGCCCTTCACGTATGTATCGGCCCACTCTTCACGGCTTCTCATGTCCGTTTCTATATCGCCCGACAACTCTTTAGCTATCAGTGCGAGGTCTGCATCGTCCATGTACTCTGCTAAGTTCGCGTCAAACGGCGCGGTGGCTAAATCACCCTCTAACTCGTCAGGTACAAGTGTAATCTCCATACTTCCATCACTTAATGTGACAGACTCAGGATTTTCAATTTCTATCTCGAGGGGCTGGTCACCCTCTGTCATAATGCCTACAGGTGCTTCTGTTAGTGATTTATCTATGTTCATCGTCTTGTCCTAGTAATAGCCGCCGCGTCTATATTTAAAGTATTTCTCTTCTTCAGGCTCGTCAGACGGTAATCTAATAAACCCACCATTGCGGAACCGCATAAGCGCCATAACTGTTGAGTCCACTTGGTCATCGTGCTCCCCGAACGGGAACGACGCTACTTCATCAACCAAATCTTCAGCCCACCGGGTCTGCGGAACCCACACCATACCTGAACGTATTATGTCAGCTACGGAGTTCAATCTGGCTAGTTTATCACAAGTTCCCCTGTGTGGTGTAAATTCTTGCACGGGTATCCCTGTGCGACGTAGTTCTTGGTATAGGGCAACACCCGAGGATTTCTTCTCCACCATA